AATTGTTGGGACACGAATCATCTGAAACTACTAAGATATATGTCATACGTGAAGATACAGACGATGCTGATGAAGCATTTATAGATTAAACAGTTCTCACGAGCCTATTTTGGCGCAATACTGTGAGCCAACAATATATGGCAGGCTATTCGCCTGCCAAACTTATCTAAATCAAATTCTTATTTTATCATTAAGGGGAGGTTGCCCCCCCTACTCTATATTGTTTGACAATTGTGAAATTTTGGTATATAATTAATATATCAATATTTCAGAGGTGTCAAATGCTATATAAATATGCTAATGATTATATTAAAGGATATCGTAAAAAGAAATATGATTGGAAAGGCTATTTTCTTTGGATATGTATCTGTGTTGTTATTTTTATAATTTTATATTTTTTTGATAAAATTTTTTCATAAAGTTATATAACAATAAAGTATTATAACTAAAGAAGAGGTTTTTGTATGAGAAAAAATGTTGCTATATTATTAATATTTGTTTTATGTTTTATGATTAATACATATTTTGGTGATAGTAATTATATTTTTCTAGGTATAATATCTGAATTCTTTTTAATTATAGTATATAGATTTTTTGTTTTTTTGGTATAATATAAAAAAAGGATAATTATAGCCAAAAAGAGGTGAAACATTTGAAACAGACTGTATCTATTTTTTTAATATTGGTATTTTGTGTAACTCTTTTGACATCATGCGGTAAAAAAGTGCCTGAAGGAATTGACAATGAGAAGTTTTATAATGACATGATAGAATGCTTAAAATTAACTGAAAAAGCATTAAAAAATAAAAATCGTAAATATACTAATGAGATAAAAGAATTGATAATAAAGAATACATCAGATAATTTTTTTAATATACTTTATGGACTTGAAGAAGAAGATGAAAAAATAATAGATGGTTATGGATTAAATGAAAAAGAACAAGAAATTTTAGCTGTAATGGTTTCATTTTATCGTATATTAACAAATTATATTAATAGTTGTTTATATGATACAGATATAGATACGGATAAATTAATTGATATACGTAATTCTAAAGGAAAAATGCTTTATCGAACATTACAAGATTTAATTGAGTTAATGGAAGTTGATTATGATATATCGGTTGAATAATTGAATAATTAATATATATATCGTTATAAAGGGAGTATTTACTCCCTTTTTTTATGCTTGTATTTTTATATCTTCGAGTGAGGGGAGTTTTTCTCCCCTCCCCTTACAAATACGGAATGAAGGGAGATGTTCAAAATGGATGATAAACTGGGGATACTTATAAATGCCATATTAAATGTTGAACAAGAAGATTTACAAACGCAATTAGATTCCGTTGCAAAAAAAATAAAAATAAATCTCAGACCAAGAATTGATTTTGATGAAAACGTTATTGCTAAATTTAAAAGCGATGTTGATAAATTAGCAAAAAACATAAAACTTAACTTGCAGTTTGATGTTGATAAACAGAGCGTAAAAGACGCAGAAAAGATAGTAACCGAAACAGCAACAAAAATATCAGAAAAATCAAAATCAGAGAATAAAATAAAAGTATTTGATATAGAACAACTTGAAGCTGAAGGTAGACAATTTTTCATTTCAACAACAGATATAGTAAACAGGGTTAAAAATCAATTTAAAGACTTGGGCGATGTAAATGTTAATTTTCTAAAAAATGCCAAAAACCAAATTGTTGGATTTGAAGCAGAAATAAAAAAATTAGATGGTACTATTGAACAACTTAGATTTAACATGGCTAAAATCAAAGTTGGAGACAGCACAAAAGAAGGTTTTGTATTTTCTGGTGCTAATCTGATTGATAAGAACGCTGGAGATGTCTTACAAAGAAATTTAAATATATTACAGAAATTTGAGACTAGACTAAAAAATATACGTGACACATTCACATCTTCAAGAGGCGTAAAAGAACCAACTAATCTTAGTATTTTAAATAGAGAATATAATTTTATATTGTCCACAATAGAAAAGTTAAGAAAATCTCAATCAAATTTGACTGAAGAACAAAAAAGGAATATTGATAAACAAATAAATACTTTGTGGTCTCTTTATAAAGCATATCGTGATATTGAAATAACTGCTGAAAAGGGTTTCAATTTTAAACAATTTGAAAATATCACTGGGCAAGTAATTAAATTGAGAGAAAACCTAAATGCTACTGTAGTTACTTTAAAAAATTATAAAGACGCACTATCTACTCCATTACTACAAGGATATAGAATTACTGGCTTAAATTATGTTCAAGAAACGGAAGAATATTTGAAATTAACACAGAAATTACAAAAAGGAAATGAATTTGTAGATTTAACAGCTTATATAGATAAAGCAACAGGAAGTATTTATAAATATTCTCACGCTTCTCGTAATGCAATGATTGACACTTTGACATGGAGTAAGGCTATACAAACCGCATGGAAACGTATGGCTCAATGGGCTACTGGTGGAACATTGTTTTTTGGTACATTAAGACAAATAAAAGAAGGCATATCATATATAACTGAACTTGACAATTCCCTCAATGAAATTCGTATAGTAACAAATAAAACACAGCAAGAAGTAAATAATCTTGCCTTATCGTATAATAAACTTGCCAAAGAAATGAGTGTAACAACAAGAGAAATAGCATCTACAGCAGCAGATTTATTTAGGCAAGGTTTGAATGATAGTCAAGTAGAAGAACGAATGAAAGCAATTATTCAATATGCTAAAATATCAGGTATTTCTCTTCAAGAAAGTAATAAAATAATAACTGCTACAGCTAATGCAACGGGTGAAAGTGTACGAAAAATTGTAGATATTTTTGCATATTTGGGAGATGCTACAGCTAGTGGAGCAGAAGAGATTGGTGAAGCTTTACAAAAAGTTGCAAGTACGGCAGAGAACAGTGGCGTAAGTTTGGAAAAAGCAGCATCGTGGATCGCAACCATTTCAAGTATAACTAGAGAATCTGCTTCGTCTATAGGTAATAGCTTAAAAACTATAATTAGTAGATACGAACAAATAAAAGCTAAGGGATTTAATGAAGAAGATGCTACTCAAATAAATGACGTAACTAAAGCGTTACAAGCAGTAGGAATTACTGCTGTTGATGCACAAGGTCAATTAAGACCAATAGCAGAAGTATTAGATGAGCTTGGTGCTAAATGGAATAGCTTGACGAAGAATGAGCAAGCATATGTCGCTACTACATTAGCAGGAACATACCAGCGTAACAGGCTTATAACCCTGCTCGACAATTATAATGATTCGTTAAAAAATTATGAAATTGCCTTAAATTCAGCAGGTACAGCAGAACAAAAGTTTGCTATATATCAAGAAAGTACACGTGCTGCACTTGATAAATTTACTGCAACATGGGAAGAAATGTGGCAACATACTCTTTCTTCTGATACTATAAAAACAATAATTAATTTAGGCACAGTTATATTAAATTTAGTAGATAAAATAGGTTTGTTGCCAGTAGCTTTATCAACTGCATTTGGAGCTTTGTTTTTATTTAATAAATCTTTTCAAACTTTTGCTACGAATATTGCACCAATTGTATTACAAAAATTAGGGTTAATAGTTACTGCTGAAAATGGAATTGCTATTGCTGCCAACGGTGCTGCTTTAAGTGTAAAAACATTAAGTCTTGCTTTCACTACATTTGCCCCTCTGGTTATCGCTGGTGCTATTTATGGTCTGGTAAAAGCCTTTAATGCTTTAAATGTTTCATTAGAAGAATATAAAAATTCAGTAGATGAATCATATAATAAAGCACAAAGCAATATAGAGCAATTAAAACAGTGGCAAAAAGAATATGAAGGATTAGCTAATAAAACTGAATTAACAAGAGACGAAAAAGCAAAACTTATTGAAATAGAAAGGCAATTAAAGACCAGATTTGGTGAAACAGCTCAGGCTATAGATTTGCAAAATGGTTCTTTAGAAACTAACATTGATTTAATGCGACAATTAACAAAAGAAGAAGCAGAAAGGTTTATAACATTAAATGAGAGAGCCTACAGAGAAGCAAAAAAGATATTAGAAAGTCCTTATAATATATCTTTTGGTGGCCTAGGCGGTATGCAATTTGAAAATATTGAAGCGGCCATAAAATCAATAGAATCATCGGTTCGAGATGCCGTTGATAAATCTAATATAGTCTATAATGTAAGAAAAAAAATTCTTGAAGAACTTTATGAAGAATATGATAATGCAACAGATATTATTTCAAAATATGAAGGATATGAAAAATTATTACAACATACTGTAGATAAAACTTCAGAGTCGCTTCAAGAATATGAATATAACCTTAAACAATTAAATAATGTTATTAATTCTGTCCAGTCTGATTTAAAAACACTCAATCAGGTTCTTGATGATGTTCAAAATGGGCAATCTTTAAATGCAGAAACAGTTTTAGATTTAATTCAAAAATATCCAGAACTAACAGATGCAATTCACAAAACAGCAGATGGTTGGACGATAGAAAAAGATGCTATAGAAATTTTACGAAAAGCAAAGATTGAAGAAGCACGTACTACTATAGAAAATCAAATTAATTCAACAAAAGCAACTTTAGATAATGTTTCTGCTAGAGTAAATGCTTATGGCATAGAAATTGCTGCAATTGAAGATTTAAAATCCGCACAACAAGAAGCATCAAAACTTGGGTTTAAGCGAGTCTTTGGCGAAACTGCATTTGAAGATATAAAATTTGACGACTTGACTAACAAAATAACTGTTGGAGACAAAATAACCGAATGGTCAAAAGAAGAATATGATAAAATTAAACAATCGTTTAATGAACAAAAATTAGCAAATGATACTATATTAAAAATCGGAGAATTAAAAGAACGAAGTAAGAAATTATTAGAATTACTTTCAGACCCAAATTTTGGCGTCTCTTCTTCTAAATCAAGTTCTTCTAAATCTACAGAAATCTACGAAGCCGAAGTCAATCAATTCCAGCAACTTGAAGATGCGCTTGCTAAAGTTAACGATGAAATTGAACGTAATCAAGCTTTAACTGATATCGCAGAAGATAAAGATAAAATTAATCTTTTATCTAAACGTATTGATTTATATAAAGAAGAACAAAAGATATTGCATCAACTTGCAGAAGCTAGGCGTGACACTATTCAGAAGAATATTGGTAAGCTTCAAGATTTAGGATTTGACATCTTTTATGATAGGAATACTAATGAATTAGTTATAAGAAATATGGAACATTTAAACGAATTAAAAGGCAAAGATGCTGAAGCAACCAATAAACTTAGAAAAGAGACGGAAGAGCTAATTAAAGAAACGCTTTCTCTTAATGACGCTAATAGACAAGCAGGCAATCAATATATACGATTAGATAAAGAAATTGCATCTACAACAGATTCAATTGAAAATTTAAGAAAAGAACAGAAAAAATATGCAGAGGATTTAATTGAGTCTTATCAAGAGTATCTTCTTTATACTATTGATAAGCAAATTGAAAAATATGAAGAACTTAAAAAATCTGCTCAAGAAAGAGCAAGAATGGAAATTGATAGCCTTAATGCTGAAATAGAAAGATTAGAGAGAAAAAATGAAGAATTAAAAGAACAAGAAGAACGTGAAAAACGACTTTCGGAATTAGCAAAACAACGTGAATTAGTTGAAAACATTCAAAAACAAAGAAATGTTCGTATATTACAAGATGGTAAATGGGTATATGTTGCAGACCCTAAAAAACTTAAAGAAGAAACCGATAAACTTAAAGAAATGGAAGAAGATTATTCACGTTGGGAAGCAGAAAATAGGCGTGAAAATGAAATTCAAAAATTAAAAGATCAAATAAAATCTATTCAAGACGAATTAAAAGAAGAAGAAAAACGATATGACGAAAAAATTAAAAAGCTTCAAGATTTTACTAATGCTCATCGGGAAGAGATAGATAAACAAAAATTTCAGGTTACTTCTTATAGTAAATTAGTACAAAGTCTCGCTGGAATTGAAGAAGAATCATATGAACAAAGGCTAGACTTATTAGATAAATTCGTAAAAGATTATAATAAATTGATGTCAAGTATAAAAACAGAAGTACCTACTGGAAATGTATATAGTAGTGATAGAACTAGTAAGTCTAGTGGTAGTAGTGGTGGCGGTAGCAGTAGCAGTAGTTCAAAAGGTGCTACTGGTTATACATCTACGGGGAATGCAAGTGTTGATAGTAAATTAGAACAAATGGTTAAAAACAGTCAAAATTGGCATTTTGCTAATGATGAAGAAAAGAAAAAACTTGAAGAAGAGAATAAAAAACTTGCAGAAGAAATCGCAAAATCTACGGGTAAAAAACCTGTTTTTGATTCTGCTACTGGTAAATGGGATGTATTGAAGTATGATACTGGTGGAGTAAATGATTATACTGGTTTTGCTATACTGCATGGTAAACCTAATGCAGTTGAAACTGTTTTTAACGCTGAGCAAGGTAAAAAACTTTACGATTTTGTAAAGAATTTGCCTTATAGTGTAACAGATATAATAATGCCTAAAATTAATATACCTGAAATTAAGATACCATTCTTTTCTAATAACAATTCAGTTGCTAAACCAACTGAAAATCATTATCATTTTGAAAATTTAAATATTCAAGCAAACGATCCTAATGAAATGTTTAGAAAACTTAATATGCTTATAGAACAATATACTTAAAATTTAAGGGAGGTATTATTATGGCAATTTTAAAGCCCGTCAATATCTCCCCTTCTAATATTTCTGTGGATGCTACACAACAAATTGTAGTTTCATGGAAAAATTATGGGGACAGGCAATATGCTTATCAAGTAAAAATATATAAAAATATAGATAATTCTTTAATATTAGATAGTGGTAAAATAATATCATTTAATAATTTTCATGTAATAAATGCAAATACATTAACTAATGGTATACAGTATAAATATCAAATTACAGTATGGAATCAAATAAATGAAACTGCAACTTCTGAATGGATAGTTTTTAAATGTTCAAGTACACCGATTTGTAGTTTTACTAATTTAACTTCAACTATATTAAATACAAGCTATGTATTTCAAGGTTCTTATAGTCAAGCACAGAATGTGCCAATTAAATCATGGCAAATGATTTTATATAATTCTTATGACGAAATTATAGGTACTTCTCCAATAACCTATTCAAGTATTATTGAGTATGAATTTGCAGGATTTAGCAATGAAAGAGATTACAAAATTGAATTACAAGTATATTCGCAAGATAATTTATTAGGAACTACAGGCAAAATCCCTTTTCATGTAAGATATGAAGTGCCTAAAAGTGCATTATCTTTACAGGCAACAAAAATAGAAGAATTGGCTGCAACAAGGCTTCAATGGAATGTAGTGCAAATTATAGGTAAATCAGATAGTAGTACATTTGTAGATAATGAAAAAATAGATGTAAGAAATGGTAAAAAGGTTTATTTTGATAGTGGATTTAACATAAATAATAATTTTACATTAAAATTGTGGATTGAATCGGTAACTAATTATAATTTTAATATATTACCTTCTACTCAAATTGTAAGCTATAATGTACCATTATCAGACACTACTCTTATTTGGTTGGATAATTCGTTGCAATCTACAGAATTACCAATGCAAGTCGTAGTTAGTAGAGAAGCACTACCTACAAGTAATTTTTTATGGATAGAAGATATAAATTTTGCTACGCCAAAAACTTTAAGTGTTTCAACAGATATTTATGCTCCTGCTAATACTAATAATTTATGGATTGATTTACTTGATGGTGCAGAAGAAAATTTAAGAATATTAAAAATGCAAAATAATCAAGACGAGTTTATATCTTTATTATATTTTAATAATAAATTTCATTTGTATAAAAATAATGAATTAGTAACAAGTCTTTCAATTAGTAGTGGTAAGTATTATTTATATATTCAGCAAATTAACGATACTTTAACACTTCATGTAGAAGCTATAGCATAAGAGGTGATAAAATGGGTGTCAGTAATATTAATTATATAGAATTAAAAAATTGTATTGTTGACGAGATACATCTTCGTGAAAATGTATATAATATAAATTTATCATCTGATAAAGAAGATTGGCAAATAGACACTTTTTTATTAGCAAAATTCCAAAATAATTTAGAAGCAGGTAATATTTCGTTAGGTGGATTACCTATAGATGGGTTTAGAGTTCGGAGGCGTAGAATTGACACTACAAAACTGCAAGATTTAGGCGTAACTTCGTTAAGTCAAGAAGGTAAATTTTATTTTATTGATACTGGAGTAAAATCTGGTGTAACTTATGAATATCAAGTATCCCCAGTATCAGGCAATATTGAAGGACAACCTTTCTTAATTCAAATTGCCATAGATTTTGATTACTGGTGGATTTCTGATGCAACTTATACTACTAATGAATCATATCCTCTTTTTGCAAATATAGAAGTTTCAGATATAACAATAAATAAGCAAAGACATGTTTATGATGATACATTTAATAAATATCCAATAGTGTCTTATGGAAATCAAAAATATAAAAGTGGAACAATTACTGCTTTACTTATTGATAGTTTTATGGAAGTTAGCATTAACTATAGACAGAAGGTAATTGATTTTATAAATAACGGTAAACCAAAATATTTAAGAACTAATGAAGGTGATATTTGGTTAGTCGATACTCATACTTGTTCTTATAAACCATTTATTAATCTTGTTGAACCATTATCGAGTGTAACTTTTTCGTTTATGGAAGTTGGTGATGCTGAATGAGTGTACCAATTATTAATCCACCCACATTTACTCGTTCTTCCGTTGCTTATCTTAGCAATGGAACTCAAGTTGTCGCCAACGTACCCCGCTTTGAGCAGGGCAAGTTTGGGAAGGGCGTGATGGTGGAAGAGGGGACGACAAATCTATGTCTTGAGCTTGGTGGAGATACTTACAATATTTCCAGGATATATAGTTATGACAGACCATATTGTGAAGTGGTGACTATAGAAGGTAAAAAGTGGCTTAAGTGCAACTTAAACCCACAAGATAAAGTCTTAAGAATCGGATCTATTCCACTTCAAGCAAATACAGTATACACATGGAGCATTACTATTTATGCTGATGCACCTAGTTCGTGTAATTTTACTCATTGGGATGAAGGCGGCGCATATGGCTCTCATCAAGGTATTAATATTTCTACCACACCGAAGCGAATAACGTTAACATTTTCGACGCGAGAAAATACCTCCCGTGAAATACTGCATATATTTGGCTTAAGTACATCCATCAATTACTATTTTGCCGATTTTCAACTTGAAGCCAAACCCTACCCCACATCCTTTACGGACGGGACAAGGACAGTGGAAACGCTGAGAATTCCAACCGAGGGAGTGCTGAATCCTCAGGAGGGGACAATTGAATTCTGGTGGTGTCCGATAAATCAGCCAGTTGATACAATAATTTCACAACATACAGCACCTCCTATTATTCAAGTAGGTAACTATTATAATAACAACTCATGGATACTATGGTGCGGAATAAATAAAATCTTACAATTGTACGTTAGAGGTGATAATGCTACAGGTTGGACTGGTACGTGGATGATTACTCGAGATTTAGCCTGGTATAAATTAAATCAGTGGTATCATTTTGCTATACGTTGGGAAAATTCTAATACCTTTTGTGTATTTTTTAATGGCGTTAAATATGGGCCATATGTATCTTCTCAGCCTTTTACAGGCATTGCAGGCAATATAATGTCTCTAGGTAAACTTAATGCTTCAAGTGGTTCGTCGAATGCTTTATTCGACGACCTCCGCATCTCCTCCCGTGCCCGTACAGACGCAGAGATACTGGCGGCGTACCAAAATAATGCACCACTTGTTGTAGATAAATGGACAACATATAAATTAAATTTTGATGATAACCTTAATTTTGAACAAGGTGCATATACTTCTTCTACATTAGAAAACATATATACAGAATATGATATTATTAATTCGACTAATAAAAAATATATTTATAAAATCGAATGGTTAAATTCACAAGAGGAAGTAATTGGAGATGTAATAGCAGATGTAATTAGTGGTTCTGTCAATTTTGATGCTACAAATAATAATCGTAGAAGTGTGAATTTAACATTAAGAAATTTTAATAAACAATATATTCCATCTCCTACTTCTAGAATGTGGATTAATAATAAATTCAGGCTATTATGTGGATATGAATATGCTGATAACAAATATTTATTATACAATCAAGGTGTATATGTATTAGGAAATCCTTCTTTATTGTCTACACCAACACAAAAAGAAGTTACAATTCAAGGATTAGATAAATGGGTTTTATTAGATGGTACTATTGCAGGTACGTTGGCTAATAAATATATAATTAATGTTGATACAAGAATAGATGAAGTGGTTAAATCTATTATTACAGATTTAATTGGTGAAACAAAATACATTATTGATGAATGTAGTGTATTAACTCCATATACAATAGAAAAACCAGCAGGTGATACAATAGCCGATATGTTGTTAGAACTTGCAAATATGGTTTCTTATTCGGTTTATTATAATGAAGAAGGATATTTATGTTTTAAAAATCCACTTAAACCTGAAGATTATGCAATTACTCCACCTGTTTGGCAATATACAACATCTGGATTATATCTACAAAGTACAAGAGAATTGAATTGGAATGATATTAAAAATTCTATAATGGTATACGGCATGACGGAAAATGGCTATCAATATACAGCAACAGCAAAAGATTTAACTGGAAGTGAATTATCTATAGATAAAATTGGTGAAAGAGTTAAAGTAATTGAAGATGATAATATTTACAGCGATGATTTATGTCAACAAAGGGCAAATTATGAATTACAGCAAAGTATAATGGCACAAGAAACAGTAAATATAACAAGTATTCCTAATTTTAAATTAAAGTTAGATGATGTAATTAATGTTGAAGATGAAAATAACGGTACTACAGGAAATTATGTAATTCGTAATATTTCTTATGATTTAAGCTACAACTCTACTATGAATATAGGTGTTTGGGCAATTAGAAATATAGGATAAGGCAGGTGGTAAAATGCCTAATGATATAAACGAAATGAAAAAATTCGTTAACAATGTAAAGAAATTGGTAGAAAAAAAAGTTAATAATGCTAAAACAGATAGAAGTAGAAAAGCCATTGTGCAATCTTTAAATGAAGATGGCACTGTAAATATAATTATAAATGGCGAAGTTTATAATAATGTAAAAGTACGTCCTGGATTTCAACCTCAAATTAATGAGGTTGTTTTAGTTTGTTTACCAAATAATAATTCAAAAGATATGTATGTTGATTTAGCTTCGGTTACTACATTTCAGGGAAGTTTACATACACATTCTAATTTATCAATATTAGAAACTATTACTCAAGCATTAATAGATGCTTGGAATAGTGCAGTATCTCATATATCAGATGCAATTAAGCATATCACAAGTGACGAGAGAAATCTTTGGAACACAGTTGTAAATAAAGTTGATAAAATCGAAGGAAAAGGATTATCTACAGAAGATTATACAAGTGAAGAAAAAAATAAATTAGCAGGAATATCGGCTAATGCAAATAAAACTGAGAGTTCAAATATAAATGGTAATATAAAAATTGATGGTATTGAAACTACAGTTTATACTCATCCTTCAACACATCCTGCAAGTATAATTGTAGAAGATTCAACCCATAGATTTGTTACGGATGCTGAAAAAGATACGTGGAATAATAAACAAGATTCTTTGGGATATACACCTGAAAATATTGCTAACAAAGGTGTTGCCAATGGTTATGCTTCATTAGATAGTAATGGCAAAATACCCTTATCTCAAATTCCAGATGCAACATTTAATACATATACCCATTATCAAATAACGCCTTCCGATAATTGGGTCATTAAACATAATTTAAATAGATATCCTAGTGTTACTATTGTTGATAGTTCAGGGAATGTAGTTGTAGGAGAAGTTAAATATATAGACAATAACACAATTAATATTTCGCTTGTAGGAGTGTTTGCAGGAACAGCATACTTAAACTAGAAAGAAGGTGAACAGTTTGAAATTTTTAACTAACCTTGATTTGTGCAAGAATGAGTTGCAAAATGCAAGGATTCAAAACTTAACTAGTCATCCGTCAAATCCAGTTCTAGGACAAATATATTATAATACTATAGATAATGCATTTTATGGTTGGGATGGCTCTAAGTGGATTAATTTAGGTCTTGAATTAAATTTTCATGAATACACTTCGTTAATTGAAAGTGCGGATAATGATGAATTAGTAATATACGATGTTTCTGATGGGCTTTATAAGAAAATTACAAAACAAAATTTATTAGCTGGTATAGCAAACAATAGTCAATATGTTCTTATAAAGAAAAAAGAAGAATTTATTGCAACAGAAGGTCAAACTGTATTTAACCTTACTCAAGGCTCATATAAAACAGGAACTAATCGTGTAGATGTTTATATATGGGGTGTAAAACAACCACCAACTGCATATACAGAATTATCTTCTACTAGTATACAATTAACTGAAGCAGTAGAAGCAGGTACTAAGGTATTAATTGAATATATACAAGTAGCAAATGTAATGGATTATATTCATGCTGAAAATCATAAAATTGGCGGAAGCGACCCTCTTTCCCCTGCGGATATTGGTGCTGCTAATGAAGTACATACACACTCTATTTCTGATATAACAAATTTGCAAACAACATTAAATAATAAGGTTGACACATCGGAAGTAACAACTACTGCTACTGCTAATAAAATATTGAAACTTAATAGTAGTGGAAAATTACCTGCAAGTATTACAGGTAATGCAGATGGTAATGCAGCTACAGCGACAAAATTACAAACTGCGAGAACAATATCAATTACAGGTGATGCAACAGGTTCAACTACTTTTGATGGTTCGGCAAATGCTTCGATTAATGTTACTCTTTCTAATTCAGGAGTTACTACAGGTACTTATACAAAAGTAACGGTAGATAGTAAAGGACGTGTAACCAGTGGTACAACATTATCTGCATCTGATATACCAACATTAACGTCATCAAAGATTAGTGATTTTGATACACAAGTTAGAAAATCAACCCTCAATCAAATGGCTGCCCCTACTGCTGATGTTTCGATGAATAATAAAAAAATAACTAATGTTGCAGACCCTATAAATCCTCAAGATGCTGCTACTAAAAATTATGTTGATACAATAAAACAAGGTTTAGACGTTAAAGATTCAGTAAGAGTAGCAACAACAAGTAATTTAAGTGCCACTTATTCTTCGGGTGTTTTAACAGCTTCTTCTAACGGAGCAATTTTGATAGATGGTGTAACTCTTGCTTTAAATGATAGAGTTTTAGTTAAAAATCAATCAGATGCCAAACAAAATGGTATTTATTATGTTTCTCAAGTAGGAAGTTCTTCTTCTCCTTGGAAATTAACAAGAGCACCTGATGCAGACACAAGCGATAAAGTAACTGCTGGATTATATGTATGGGTGACAGAAGGCAATACTAATGCTGATTCAGGTTGGATTTTAACTACCAATGACCCTATTACACTTGATACTTCAACATTAACATTTACTCAGTTTTCCGGTGCTGGTATGATTACTGCTGGTACTGGACTACAAAAGAATGGTAATACCATTTCATTAACTAATACTGGTGTTACTGCTGGTACATATCCTAAAGTCACAGTTGATTCGCAAGGTAGAGTAACAGCAGGTTCGAGTTTATCTGCTTCTGATATACCTAATTTAAGTTGGACTAAAATTACATCAGATAAACCAACTACTTTATCAGGATATGGTATTACAGATGGTGTACGAAACGCTGGAAATACTCCTTCTATTCAAGCAGGAACTGATTCTTCAAAGCCTTCTGCTGGTACAGCAGGAAGAATTTATATAGCAACAGACACGAGTAAAATATATAGAGATACTGGTTCTTCATGGCAAGTAATTGGTGTTGTTAATTGGTCTGATTTATCTGGAAAACCTTCTTCCTCTGTAGCAAATATAGATGATGCAGTTAATAAAAGGCATACACAAAATACCGATACAACGTTAACTGGCAGTGGGGCTAACACAATAAATACAACTGGTACGGGCAATATAGTTGATTTTAAAGTGAATGGTAGCACAAAATCATCTATTGATAATAATGGTAATTTTACTGGAAATGCTGCTACTGCTAGTAAGTTACAAACTGCAAGAACAATATCAATATCTGGCGATATTACAGGTTCAACTACTTTTGACGGTAGTAATAATGTTTCAATTAATACTACTTTAGCAAATAGTGGTGTAACAGCAGGAACATATTCAAAAGTTACAGTTGACTCTAAAGGCAGGGTTACTTCAGGAAGTAACATAACTTCATCTGATATAACAGGTACATTAGGCTATGTTCCTGCTAAAAAATATGCAACAAATATCGGAGATGGTTCTTCTACTGCAATTACCGTAACACATAATCTTAATACAATGGATGTAACAGTTTTAGTAAGAGAAAATGTAAGTCCATATTCTCAGGTTATTACTGATGTTCAAATAGTTGATGCTAATAAAATAAAATTGCTTTTTGCGACAGCCCCATCTAGTGGACAATATAGAGTTGTAGTAACAGGATAAGGGGGTGTAAATATGAAATTACTAGGAAGAGAATTAACATTTAATAATAACGAAATATGGCACAAAGGTAATCTTGATCCTTCTATTTTTAGAGTAAAACAAAACAAATATGTTACTACTACAGCAGGTACAGCAGCTTATTATAGAGTAGCAACCATACCAATGTCATCAATCTTTAAAAATACAATATTTAAAGTAAAAGCGTATACACCAACAGGCACAACAACAGAAAGTACAATAATAGTGGATATTGCCTATTATGCTGGTAATTATAGCTCTCAAACATCAGCCGTTTCTGCATTGACTTCTCATTCATATAATTCAGATACAACAGCAGAAAATGGTTGGGTATTAAGATATTGTAGAGTGTCTTTTGATGCAGATTATGGTTACATTGATTTGTATGTAAATAAAAATTCAGTTGTAACAATAGAAATAGAGCCATTAGTTGAAAGTGATTGGATTTGGGCTACAGGAAGCCTTACTGCTAATCCTGCTGTGGGTTCTTTAAAAAATGTCCAAGTTACAATGGCTACTGGTTTTAGAGCTAGTAATATAGTTGCTACTTCTGCTGATTCAGCTACATATTCTAATTATGGTACTTTAGGAACGACGACAATTTCTAATACTACTGATAAAACTGGACAATGGGCATACTTCGGATATTTTACAATTTCATATAATGCATCTTATCTGAGAGGACACTGTGCTAATATAAGGGTCAGATTACAAGAAATAAATCATGACGGTACTAAGAATTTGGCTGATTTAGATGATTTTGTATTAATTCTAAAGGCAAGTATGCCTTATCATGCAAATAGTACGGAATTTAATACTAAAGTACCTTCTATTCATATAGAAATAGAAGGGAAAACATCTATTTCTCCAAATGATGTAGCAGGACTTGTATATTCTACTTCTACTTCAACAAAAACAATAAGATTTTATATAAGATTAAAAGAAGCCAATACTGTTTACCAAATTAATCCAGAACAACGGTATGGTAGAAGTTTTGCTACATCTTCTTATTCCGCAACGACTTCTTATTTTTACTTTACATATGCAGGCACTCAAACACCAGTAACATCATTACCAACACCAGCACAAGGTTCTATAGTTTATGCAGTTAAACGAACAATAGATGCTGATACTCTTAATGGAAAATTTGCTGAGGATTTTGCATTAAGAAATCATACTCATACAATAACCAATATAACAAATTTACAATCAACACTCGATGCAAAAGCACCTCTTGCCTCCCCTAATTTTACAGGAGTGCCAACTGCTCCAACTGCTCCCAACGGAACAAATACTAACCAAATAGCTACTACTGCATTTGTACAAAACGCTTTAAGTGCTGGCGGTTATGGGGATATGCTGAAAAGCCAATATGATACTGATAGTGATGGAATTGTAGATAGAGCAGAAACAGCAGATAAATTAACTACAGCAAGAACTATATCATTAAGTGGAGATGTTGTAGGTAGTACTATTTTTGATGGAAGTGCTGACATAAGTATTAACACTACAAGATTAATAAAAAATAATTCGTTCATATTAGATTCATTGTATACCTTTACACGTTCTTCGACAGCATACTTAAGTGATGGTACACTTGTCAATATGAACCTTCCCCGTTTTGAGCAGGGCAAGTTCGGCAAGGGCGTGTTGGTGGAGGAAGGGACAGAGAACAAATATTCAGCAGACCAATCGCAAGGGTTAAATCCAGGTAGACAAGGCGGCTCTACGGTGACTGCAACGCCCGGACAACTCGACCCTTTTGGTGGTACAAACGCAGTACGAATCCAAGCAAGTGGCGGAACATTGCCACTGAAAGTCGTTTATAGCGCATATGCTCCTGCTAGTGGGGTAGCCTGCTCAGGGCAAATTTGGGTGAGAAACAGAAGTATTACTCCGTTAATTGTACATTCAAATATGGGTGGCAGACAAGAAACCGTTTTACAATCTGATGGATGGAAAAAAATTATATGGGAAAATATCATAGGCAATGGAAATGGAGTTGTACAGCATCAATTAAGAGTACCAAATGTCGATGATGAAATAGATTGCGATGTTGCTTTTTTGCAATATGAAGAGAAGCCATACTGTACATCATGGCAAATTGGTGGAACTGCAAGGTCAGCGGAAGTATTGACGATTCCAACTGAGGGAGTGCTGAATCCGCAGGAGGGAACGGTGGAGTGCTGGGCGTATGTTAACAGTGCATCTAAATATCCAAACCGATTTGCAACAATTTTTATAGCTGACGCTGGTGGTTCTGGTAGGGGGATTTGGTTATACCACGAGAATACGGCTAATTACTGGAGATACCAAATTAAAGATGAAAATAATATTAAAATTATTCGAGTACCCGATAGTGAAATTACTGATGGATGGCACTATTTTGCTATTACATGGAATGCGCTAGAAGCAAAATTGTTTGTAGATGGGATATTGAAGGGCACTATAGCGAATCCTCCTTTGCCTTCTACGACTATTAGAATTGATGTTGGGCACTGGAATGGTACAAATCAATTCAATTCCCTCATCGACGACCTCCGCATCTCAAACCGTGCTCGTACGGATGCAGAGATACTGGCTGCGTATCAAAGTAATGAACCTCTGCCATACGATGCATATACGACATGGTTATCTCGATTTGATAATAATTATGGACTGATAGGAAATTCTTCAAATCAAATTCCAGTTTCAAACGGTATTCTTTGTACAAATTTAAATGCAGAAAGAACAAATGGAATAAAAATTACTGCAAGTACAATAGCACCAACTTCTCCACAAATAAATGATATATGGATTGATTTAAATTAATATAAAATTTTAGTTTTATTCAAACATCTCTTGCCTTTTTTGTAGGTGAGAGATGTTTTTATTTTGTGACAAAGGAGATGATATTTTTTTATGGCTAAGATGAAATATTGGAATGGGACAACATGGGAAATTTTGGATGCAAAAGATGCTGATACATTAGATGGAAAACATTATTCTGATATAAAAAATGAAATTGAAATTAAATATGCTGTAGCAAGTGGAACAAACTCCTATACAGTATCTATACCTGGAATTACAACACTTGTAGAGGGCTTGAGTGTAAAAATAAAATTTACCAATGCAAATACAGGGGCAAGTACATTAAACATCAATGGACTAGGAGCAAAAGAAATACGAAAAAGTAATGGAAATGCTTTATCAGGAGGTAACATAAAAGCGGGGCAGATATGCCATCTTGTTTACACTGGTTCGGTTTTTCAGTTATTGGGTGAAGGAGGTGAGTATGGAACCGCCCAGCCCGAACATGTATTACAAGGCTATACAATAGGAACAGAACAAGGAATAGTAGCTGGCACAATGCCGAATCAGGGACAGAAAATTATTACCCCAAGCACTGTTAATATAGCTATTCCACGAGGTTACCACGATGGAACAGGATATGTAGTAGGCGATAGCGATTTAATACCTAGTAATATTAAAAAGGGAGTTAATATATTTGGTGTATTAGGAACGCTTAAAGGTATAAATACAGAACTTTACTCAGATGGAGTAATTGGTGTTGCACAATCACTTAAAAAAGCTAAAATACCAAGTGGAGAATATGAAGGGATTGTAGAATTTACAGATTCATATATCAAGTTAGGTTCACTAAATTATGATTATTATGCTGGCATAGAATTTTTTCATCCAATGGATTTTACAGGAAAATCCACTTTATATATTGAATGGGCGGTGTCAGGTGATATTTATAATATAGAAGCAAAAGTGCATATATCTCCTAATCCAGATAGAGATTTTCATGATAATACTTATATTGAAGAATTATTTAAAAGATTTGGATGGTCTACTTCCAAACAAATAGACACATTAGATGTTTACAATATAAATGGTTCTTATTATCTTAGAATACTCATGCGTCGTAATACAAGTACATCAAATTGGGGATATGTGCAAATTTATAGAATTTGGCTAGTATAAAAGGAGGGCTTTGAATGATAGGAAGAAAAATATATTATGAATTAGCAACAGGAGATGTAATTTTAGAAATCCCAGAAAAACATGGGATTAATGCAACAAATACTACTAAGGAGCAAGACTTTCAAATTTATCCCGTATTAGCAGCCAGAAATCCAGATACAGTGGGGGTTATACAGTTAGAATACGGTCAGTATGCGGCAGAATTTCAATCGGCAAGAAGTATAAAGGTCGACCCTGAAACCAAAGAATTGTTATTTGAGTACCCGAAATACGATCCACCGTTGACTGTACAAGTAGAAAATTTACAGAGAGAAAATGAGTTTTTGAAAATGGAAAATAATGAATTAAAAGAACGAGCAAAGGAATTGGAAAACGCATTGCTAGAAATGACAACTATATCGGCTATGCAAGAGCAAAAAGTACAAGAAAATGAGCAGGCAATACTTGAATTATCAATGTTATTAGGAGGAGGTAATTAATATGTTTACAACTGAAAGTGCATTAGTTAAAATTTGGGCGAGGAATGTGGCAAACGGGAATTACACGAGGGAACAAGTACCGAACTTGAGTAATTTACAAGAGTGTGTATTTGCATTATTAGATGTTACATAAGGACGATTATATGACATTGTTTTTATAAACAAATAAAATAAAAATTTCCATATTTATACTTGAATAAAATAAAAATATGTAATGTAATAGGCATAGTGAATAAACCTCCTTTTTCTTTCACTATGCCTATTGATATTACATATATTGATGATTTATTTACAATAAAGTTTGGGGGTAATTCACGTGAATCTGATGAACGTTATTAATGGTATTAGAGAATTTTTTTTGCATGTATGGAATGCAACATATCGTAATGTGCTATTCCCTATTGTTACTTTAATGGCTTATTTAATTGGATATCCTGCTCAGAAAGCCATATTGATTGCAACATTGGTATTTTTTGTTAGTGATTTTATAACAAGACTTTATGCAATTAGAGTTCAAAATAAAGGTTTGATAAAAGCATTTAAAAATGGAAACTTTTCAAGTCATGCATTTTGGGAAGGGTTTATTACAAAAATCATAGGTTATTTTATTTGTTTAACTATTGCTAATGTTGCCAGCATAACACCACAAATATTCATTGGAAATGCAATAGCAAGTGTACTTTATAGTGCTTTGTTTTTATATGAAACAATTAGCATACTGGAGAATCTCAGGGATGCAAAATTCGCTGAATTTTTTGTGAATGGGTTGTTGAACAAGTTTAGAAAAGAAAGTAATAAGCTTTTAGATATAGATATTGACAATGACACTAATAGCGTTGGTTGATGGTTATCATCGGAAGGAGTTGATAGAAGGTGTATGAAATCCTGAATCCCAAAAAATACATAACAGTGGTTAAAATACCACTTTCTAATATAGAAAAAGTGGATATGATTATGGCAAAGCAACCTACAGAAACTATGTCTAGTTGCTATAATAGACTAACTGAAAAACCTACCTTTTTAATTAATGGTAGTCTTTATAATATGAAAGATGGAGCTACAATTACTACTGTTGTTGATGAAGGAAAACTGATTGCATTAGGATATGGTGCAATGTTTGGATTAAGTATATATAAAGACGGTACATTGAAATTTGAAGCATACAACTCTTCGGCAAATTTGAAGGATTACATCGGTGCTTGCCCTTCTCTTGTGGTTAATGGAAAAATTTCAATAGATACGAGAGGTTTGGATAACGGATTTGTAAACTCAAGACATCCTCGTACCGCTATTGGTATGAATAATGAATACTTCTACATAATCATTGCGGATGGCAGAAATCCAAATCAGGGCTATATAGGTATGACTTTAAATGAATTGGCTACCTTTGCATTAAATGAATTAAAGTGTACCAATGCCATGAATTTAGATGGTGGTGGTAGTACAAGATTAATGTATAAAGACAAAGTAATTAATCATGTTACAGAAAATCGTGCTGTTGATAATTTCTTAGCGTTCTATATTAAGAAACCAAAACCCCTAAAGGTTATGAAAGTAAATGTTGCATCTGCTTTGAATATACGCTCTGCACCATCTACATCTGGTAACATACTTGGAACTTATTCCAATGGTATGGTTGTAAATGTGTACGAAGAAAAGAATGGATGGGCTTTTACTGATGATGGATGGGTAAGTTTGAGTTATTTAGTACCGTATACTACCGTTAAAAAAAATGGAGTAACAATTGTAATTGACTGCGGACATGATTCTGTTGCTGATAATAAAAATCTTGGATATTCAAAAAAGTATAAAGAACATGAAGGCAATTGGGAATATGGACACAAGCTAAAGAAGTATTTAGAAGAACATGGTTTTACAGTAATAATGACACGACCTACAAATTCCACTACCCTATCTCTATCTGAAAGAGCAAGAGTAGCAATAGACAATAAAGCATTGGTATTTATGAGTATTCATTCAGATGCATTGCCTACTAATACCAGTGCAGGTGGCACATCGGTTTATTATTCTATTAATAGACCAAATGATAAGAGTTTAGCTGAGAGAATTGGTAAATGTATTGCTAAATCTTATGGGATTAATTTTAGAGGGGCATTAACCAGACCCAGTACAACAAGAGCGGGATTTGATTATTATACTATAATTGACGTTGCCGCTAATTATAAAAAGTTAATGGATGATAACAATCTGTATGAAGTACCTCATGTGTTCCTTGTTGAAAGAGCTTTCCATTCAAATCCCAATGAAGAAAAACTACTTTTAGATGAAACTATTTCAGATAAATCAGCAAAAGAACTTGCGAATGAGATTAATCTTATTTTTGGGAATGGCGAACCTAAATTGGAGGATGATGATATTATGCTCATTGATAGTTTAATATGCAAAAAGATAATTAATGTAAATACTGCTTTGAATGTGCGTGAATTACCTAATACAAATTCTAAAATACTTGGACAGTTAAAAAATGGCGATATAGTTCAGGTTACTGGCAAGGCTAATAATTGGTATCGTATAAACTATAATGGAAAAGATGCTTTTATAAGTGGTGACTATGTAAAAGATTATGTAGAAAAAGATTATAGTAAAGAAATTCAAGAATTAAAAAATGAAGTTAGCATTTTAAAAGCTAAAATTAAAAGTGCTATTAGTGCATTAAGTTAAGGAGGAGTTAGTTTATGGATTATACGGTTTTTTATGTAATAGGAGTTGCATTGTTTGTTGTTGGATTAACTATAGGTGCAAAGTTTCTAAATACAAGAGGAATTATTACAAATGAACAGCTTTTATTTGTTGCGAAAACATTTGATTTAACTCTTAAAATCATTGACGAGCTAAATTTAAAAAAGGAGAAGCAGCTTTTGACTATCGCAAATATTGTTCAAGATAGTATTGAATATGTAATTGCAATTAATGAGAATCCTAACAATATGGTAGAAGAAGCGTATAAATATGCTGTAGACAAATGCATTGTGTTAGGGATTGAATTGACAGACAACAGAAGAGAAATATTGCTTCAGCTAATTACTGCTGGATTGAATTTAAAAATAGCTAAAGATGATGAAGTAGAGTAATTAAAAAAAGGGCTTTATTCTTCATTCTTCATCAAGTAAATCTATAGCACTATCTTTTTGTTCTTGTATCAAATGGATGTATGTTTGATAAGTAATTCTTACATCTGCATGACCTAATATTTCACTAACGTGTTTTACATCTACTTTCTTTTTGAATAACATAGATGCAAAAGTATGACGGAGAGAGTGAATACCTTTGTGTCCTATATTTGCTCTAGCTAATATAGCATCAAATGTATTTTGTAAATTTCGTGGTCTTATTGGCGTTTTGTTTGCTGTTTGAAAAATATAATCATCTTTATCGTAATTAAATATTTTATTGAGTTCAACAAGACTATTATATGCTTTTTTGCACAATTTAATAGTTCTTTTACTTTTTTGTGTTTTGGTACTATCTTGTTCAATTAAAATATTTTTTGGTGCATTATCATTTACTTTGCGATTTTTAACCATAACTACACTACTATCAATTTTAATGGTTTTATTTTCCAAATTTACATCAGACCATTTTAAAGCTAATGCTTCTGCCATTCTAATTCCAGTATAGAGTATTAGTATAAATCCATATCCTATTTTAAAAACCAATTCTCCATTTTTATGTTTTACAGTACAAGCTTCTTCAAATCTTTTTATTTCATCATCAGTTAGTATTTCGATTTCCTTTTTTTCAAATTTTGTTTCTGAAGGCATGACAACTGTTTCCATAGGGTTAAAAAGAATTTGTCTGTTTTTTGAAGCATATTTTAAGCATCCGTTTAATGCATTGTAGGCTTTTTTAATAGAAGAATAAGAATAACCTTCTGCAAACATTTTATTAATTAATTCTGTTTGAATAATAGAAGCAGTAAGTTCATTTTTAACATCTAATTTATAAAAACCAAGTCTAGGAATAATTTGATTATTAATAGTGGATTCTAAACGGTCATAAGACAATGGTTTTAGTTCATAAAATTTTACATTAACCAACCAGCTAGTAATATAATCTTTAAGTGTAGTAGATATTAGTTTATCAAAACCTTGTGCTTGGAGTAATTTAAATTCATTTAGTTTGTTTACTACTTCTTTTTGTTCTTTTGAATAAAAGTATTTAATAATGGGTTTACCTGATTCGTCTGTACCAATTTGTATTGATGCTGCCCACAATCCATTTTTCCGTTGATATATACTTCCTTCTCCACGACCCCTTTTCTTTTTCTTTTTTTTCTTAACAGAATCACCTTTCATGTATGAAATCACCTCGTAGAAATATTATCACATATTGCAATATAAATCAAGGACAAGTACAGTAATTAGTACAGTAATTATTCAGTAAAAGTTGGTTAAAACGGGTGAAAAAATGCAAAATTTTGTAACAATATTTGAGTGTTTTTTTGAAATAAAAAATCCCGTAAGACGCTTGAAATCAGCATCTTACGGGATTTTCTTCTGGAGACGCCACCCAGATTCGAACTGGGGAATAAAGGTTTTGCAGACCTTGTATAACAATTTATAGAAGCCTTATTTTATAAGTATTTGCGGTTTTGTTTTAAAATTTAGTACAGTAATTGTACAGTAATTTTATTTTCGTACAGCAATTCTAACACCAAAACTTTTCTGCTTGTTTATTCAACCATTCATCAACTTTATTTTCTATTATATAGAATCTTTTGCCTATTTTCAATGCAGGAAAATCCTTCCTTCTAACCATCCTATAAACGGTATTTATTCCTATTGTACCCTTCCCATTTTTGCATAAGTATTTATAAAATTCTTTGGGAGTAATTAAATTGTTCGTCATAGTTTGCCTACTTCCCTCCCTAATTAAAAATTTCCTTGATTAAACATATTCGATAGCAATTCAATTACTTCTTCTAAAGTTTCGCATTGGTGAGATATGCAATATTGTATATGTGGACTCCAATCCCATTTACTTTTTCCAAATGCTATTACTGGTTTTCCTAATTCTTTAAATCTAACTAATTCATATATACTCCCAGGACTTTCTTCAAGGCAATCCATATTAACTACTGCTATATCACACTTATCTATATAATAATTGTTTTGTTCTACACACAGTTTAGGATTATAAGAATGATTGATTTCTTTAGCGTAAGTAGAAGCTGGATCAAAAACTTTAACACCATTATCAGAAGCCCATTGTTTTAGCATTTCTCTCCATATATGCCCTTTTTCTGGCTGCTTTGTGCGATAATAATATGTAAGACTACCTATAGTATATATAAACATCAATGACCTCCGTTTAAAAATTTAATGAATTTATCTACTTCTGCTTCAAGTATTTCTCTGCCTGATTCAACTTTTATATAATAATCAAATTTATAATTATCTAAGGCAGTTTCAGAAGGATGAAGTTTTTGTTCTGACGTAAGATTATTTTCAAAATTTAACCTTTCAACGTGTAGGCTTATAACGTTGAATTTATTATTTTTTAGATATTCAATTTCATTAACGAATCGTGTATCTGGAATTAAAAAATAGTCAAAATCATTAGCAAATACATTAATTAATTTTGCAACAATACTTACATGAAAATCAGGGTCTATTTTCCGTATTTTATCTGTGCCTATTTTTTGAAGTAATGACCTGCCTTTTTCATCTTTTACACCATTCCATCCAAAATACTCTTTGCATATAAATTTCAAATAATCAGCATGATGTACTATTAATACTTTTTTACTTTGTTGTTCAAGTTTTTCTTTTAATATAGAAGCAGTTAAATCTTTACCATGTTGAGCTTTGGCAGATATGGTAATAATCTTCATATGTAACTCCTTTCAATTTTATATTAATATTTTTTATATTTCCATTTATACCAGCCATACAAGTTTAAAACTTCATAAAAACAAAACATAATTAATTGTGCTTTGTTGTGAGTTATTAAGGCATAAATTATCCATACAGCAGTTGCAAAAGTCCAAACTTTCATTCCCCATAGTTTCTTTTTAATTACTCCAATATTACCAATTATACTTCCTATTGTTGCTATCCATGAAAGAAAAGTTATCATAATTACACCTCGATTCCTGTCATTTCTTTGAAATATGGCAAATTAGTTATCCAGTTGCAAAAGTATTGCCATTGTGGAAGTCGGTGGGCTTTCCTTTGCATATATATACTTAATAATGTTTGATAATTAGTGCATACTGTACGTTTTTGCAAAAATCCTTCAGGTAGTATGTTTTTACATGCAACTAAATAATCTCTTTTTTCTTCTGCGTCATCTGCCTGCTGGTATAGTCCAATATATGTATTTATTTTTTCAATTAATGTAGCAGGAACATTGTCTTTTTCAAAGTCTTGTTCTGATATAGGTTTCTTCATTAACGTATGCATTGTTGAACAACTTACATTTTCTTTATGTTTATATGTATCAAATTCAATGTAGAAAAACCTCGGAGCAGTAATATCAAACCAAACTTGAATAAGACGCAAGTGTTTACAATGTTCTGTTCCTGCTTTGCTCAATTTTTGAGACAATTGCATATCTTTTTCGCCAAGAACAAACCTTTCTTCATTTGCGTTTTTATCAGCCCAATATAAAGGGTCATCACAACTTTTAATTCTGCTATCGCTTTTGTCCCAACTATTGAGGGGATTCCTCATTGCTCTAATAGCTGCTTCAAATCCAAATACTTGTGTGTTTTCAATTTTCATATAATCATCCTTTCTTTAATAATTTTTTATTTTTTTATGCAATTCAATTACATTTTTAGATGATGCTATTTGTTTATTGTTGTGCCAAAGCACATATTTGTTACCATCGTTTATAGTTATAATGTATAATTCTTTCCCATTTTTGTATTGTTCTTTTATAACTTGATTATGATACAGTTTTTGATTGATAAAATCCACATTTACCACCAAATTGTTGATTTATTCATTTTTTTTATTCTTCTTCCAAATCGTCATAGTTTTCTGGAATATTATCTACTTTGACCCATTTTCCGTCTTTCTGAATTTCAATTTTAAGATTTTTTAAATCCATTTGTTCTTCTACCCATTTTTCAATATCTATGTATTTTCCTAATGCTTTTGCACATTGTATTTTGTGCCATTTTTTAAATTCAGGTTTTTCTACTAATCTTTTAAAAGCATTTGCACGATTTTGAAAAAAACTTCGTTCTTCTTTTGCTTCAGCCACAGCACCAGAAGCAGGGTGAATTATTCTACAAGCACTCATTGTTTTATTGCGTTTTTGTCCTCCATTACCTGATGCCTTAAATGGTTGAACTATAAAATCTTTTTTAGTTAATCTGAACAATAATTGTTTTTTCATATAATCACCATTTTCTTTAAATTTAAAGATTATTAGGCTAAAATTAAAGAATATTAATATTCCAAATAAAACTTCCTTCCATCATCAAATATAATATATGGATACATTCTAACTCCATCTATTATTTGGCTTGCTTTAAACATACCATCAGTGATTTTATATACTTCTACTTCATCTTCATAGTCCCAATATATTTTGAGTGCACGTATCATATTTAATACTCCTTTATATAAAACCATTATTTTATCCAAGTACAATCATATTCTTGTGGAAAATTATTTTTATAATATAAATCATCTGCATTAACAAATCCAACAATACATTTACATTTTGGTTTTAATTCTCTATTGATGAATTCTATATCCACGCCTTCTTCACATAAAATTTTATCATATTTTTTACCTCTAATTGATTCATTGGGGTAAATTATTTGAATATTATTAATATTTAAGTCTCTACACATTCTTTGTATGTGCAGACCAGTTGTTTGAGAAGGTACAATAATGGGACATTTAAATTTATGTGCTAATTTAACTAGTGTATATGTTTTGCCAATGGCTCTTTCCCAGTAATGAATTTTCTTTAAATATGATTCGTTGTTTTTTAAGTAATGCTTCAACTCAAAATATAATGATTTTTGTCTAAATTTAAAAGCTAAAATTTCTAACAGTTTACTTAATTTTAAATACATAAACATATCATCTCCATATAATTTTTATATTAATAATTTCTCAACACAACACTAAATTCGCTTATCTCATCTAATTGTGATGTAATAATCACATTTTTTATTTCCATATTATCGTATATCCAATCTTCTTCTATGTGTTTGTCTGTGTCAGTTATTATTAAGAGATTTTGAATTATTTGTTTAACTTTATTTCCTTTTCTAAACAGATGTAATAATTCATTAGATATACTAACATCATTAATAATTATTTCTGTTTTTTCATCAGAGTTATATGTAATTATTTCACTATGTACTGTGTCAAGTAATACTTCTTTATCGTTATCGAAAATGAATGTCCAATTAGATACTCCATTTTTGAATTTTTTATTCATATTAAACTCCTCTCAATCAAATCTTTCTTTTATATAATTTTTGAAAAACGAATCAATCATCTTCTACCTTTTATCTCCGATTTCCTCTAATATACCTAAAACCTCTGCTACTCCTAACCCTATAGCAAGAAACGACCATTGACTGTATATAAGAGATACTCCTATTCCAACTATTCTAATTAGTGATTTTATAAACGAAATAAACAAATGCCATTTACTATTCATAATTATATCATACCTCCTTAAATATAAATCAAATTTCTCTTTCATCTAAATTTATTATAATATTATATTTATATTTTGTCAACACTAATATGTATATCTGATTCTACTTCGTTACCCCAAACATCCCAACCTTCTGTTTTTTGTCTTGCAAAAAGCTCTATTCGAGGTAAATCCCCGCATAATTCAACAATTTTATCTCTTACAATATCAGGTTTTTTACTATGTTCTTCGATTGGTGTATCAATAATAGAATGGACTCTGGCACTAACTCTTTTGGGATTACCTTTAGTTGACAACAAACATAATTCAGCATTTGCTCTTGTCCATCTACCCATACCCCAAAACCATGAGTCTGACTTCTTATTACGCTTAACCCATGTAAAAGCACATGTCTTGTACTCAAATCCCCATGCAGTTATTACATCAAAACACTCGTTAAGTTTTGGCATTGTGACCCACATAAACAAGACGCAATCATCAGCAGCAATTCTTTGTATTGGCAATTCGCAGATTTCTTTAATACTCATTACTGGATACTTGCAACACGCACCTCGATTTCCTGCTAAAGCCTTATCCCTATAACTCCAAGGTGGGTCTGCATATATTATATTGTATTTTTTATTTATATTTATCGACCTCTTTTCCATTATAATATTATATTTATATTCTGTCAAGGTTTAAATCAAAATTAGATTTCATTCAAATATAAATTCTTATCTCCTATTTCAATCTCATTAATATCTACAAATTGGTTTATTTGGTTTTCAATTTGAACAGGTATTACTTCATCAATAATTTTAGATGATAACAAAAATATTTTGTTAGGGATTGTAATATAATATTCAACAGCTAATTCTTTTGTAGGGAAAAATAAAGTATTCTTTCTCTTTTTAGCACTTCTGTATTGTCTACAAACAATAAGTCCTTTCCTTGATTTTATATATGTTTCTTTAAACCAAACTTTATCTCTTGATTTATATGTTTGCGGTAATGATGATAACTCTTCCATTCGGTTTTTTAATTGTTTTATCTGTTTTTTATACTTGCTATCAATTAGGTTTTTTATATTCATAATATTTACCTCTTTTTTATCATCTTCAGCTAATTTTTTAATAAATCCAATCCAATCATCTGTGCGAACATTTTTTGCAAAAGATACGCTTATAGCAGTGTAATTTTATTCAAAAATCTAAATCAGTCCTAATAATATCTCCTTCGCTTGTAAATGAATATCCAAAATATATTGGCTGACTATTTTTATTTATTAAATAATAACTGGTACAATTATCATCATCTGATTCTGCGTAAATTAAATCTGATGTGGCACATCCTTCTCTACGTAGTCCAATGTAATAATTGTGGTTGTAAAAACTTATCTCAGGAATGTGTTGTAATGCATCTAATGGAACACCATTATAGCTTTCTAAACTATTTATTAATTTAATATTCATAATTCATCCTCCATTACAGTATTATATTTATATTATTAGATTTAAATTTTTAAGTTTATTATGAACATAATCTTCTAATTCCTTTAATGTCATATTCTTATCAATTAATTCAAGTTCTTCTAAATGAGATGTAAGAAATTTTAAATACCACCCATAGTATTTTTCAATTCCATCTATTCTTTCATATGTTATGTTGTACATATTACCACCACCTATATTTTATATTCTTCTCTATTAATTGTAGATGTAAAAGGTTTTATTTCTTCAACTGTATGGTCTGCTTTTAATTCCTCTAGTGCTTTAAGCATTTCTGATTCAGTAGTAAATAATAATGTATTTTCTCCTAATTGTAATTTTATAGGATTTCCTATTCCAGCACAAAGATATGAATTATAATCAATACCATATATTTTATCTATTTTTTTACCTAACATAATATCAACTCCTAATTTTTATTATCGGCATCAATTAATCTATTAAAATATTCTTCGACTTTTTTATCATCTGCGACTAATTTTTTAATAAATCCCATCCAGTCATCAGTACGAACATTTTTAGCAAAAGATACGCTCATAGCTTTATAAATTGTATATAAACCTTGTGCTATACCTAAAAGATAATATTTATATTCAGGTGTTTCTTTAAAAATTTCTATATGAATATTTTCTGTTTCTGTACGTTTATAGTATTTATTTAAGTCTTTAATATCCATAAGATACATCATCCTTCAATAAAATTTCTTCAATCATATCATCCAACATTTTATTAACTGCGTTTACATCAGAAATATCATATCCCCATGTTGGCTCAAATTGACATTCATATTTTTTAACAAATTCCTTTTTTGTACTCTCTTGAACAATACGAATATAGATATTCATACCTTTTGCGTCTAATGACCAATTCAACCCATTTTCTGTTCCTTGTGCTAAAATCATAAACTATTACCTTCTTTCATCAGTTTCCATATAAATTTCATAACTTCATTATATTCTTCTCTACTTTCAAATACTTGTATTTTATCTGTGCATTTTGCAGGGTACATTTTCATTAAAACATGCTTATCTAATATTTCTTTTAATTTGTCTCTTTCTTGTTTTAATCGCTTATTTTCTGCTTTTAAATTTTCTATTTCTTCACCTAAAATGCCAAATTCTTTCATCATTTGTTCGTGTTGTGCATCTACGGCATCTTGACTATAATATCCAGGAATTTCAGACACGTTGTTCAACCTCGCTTTCTTTTTTCTTTGAGAGAAGTATCTATTTCTTTGAATATTTCATCTATTTTTTCTTTTTGGAAAACTTTTATCTTTTTAATTGGCTTAAAGTGTCTTGTGAAAATTATATTATCAATTTTATCCCAAACTTCTTCGGGTAAATTGATATGTAGTTCTCTTTTATTAGGCTCATAATCTACTTGAAAATTATCGTTCATGTTGTTTCTTCCTTTCAAATTGAGGTATAAATTTCATATCAAGGAGTTCATAAACTGTTCCACATTTATCACAAACTATATCGTCGGTTAGATTATCGAATATTTCTCCATTAATCATATTAAAATATAATTCATGAAAACATGGATAAATAAGATTTCCACAGTTGCATTTTATAGCTTTATAATATTTTATCATCATATATATCACTCCAATAACTCTGGATTAGTATAAACACTACCTATAATCTCAAAGCTATGATTATATGGATTGGACATTACTGAATATATTTTTGGTATTTCAACAACTATCTTCGCATTTTCATTTTTAAAATCTTCTCTTTCATGTGTAAATTTCAATATATCTCCTTTATATATTTCTTTACCATTTATATCATTCAAACCTATGTATGGTAATAATTCTATTTCGTCAAAACTAAGCTCTTCTTTTGTACCTATCATCGGTAACAAGTCAAAGGGTTCATAATAAATTATCTTCCTTCTCTTAAAATCAATCCCCCAGACATCAACCATACAACCTGTATAAACAACTTCTCCATCTTCTATTACTGGCTTCACCCATGCTTTAAATTTGTATTCCATGTGATTCAACCTCACTTTATATATGAATTTCTTTTATATCATCGAATACAATTGGTGGTTCATCTATATCCCACTCATCACCCCAACAGCATCCTCTTACTTTATATTCACCCTTACCTTCTTTTTGAAGTTTAAGTAATTCTTCAATAAATTCATTTAATGTCATAATTTATCACCCTTTTATATTAATATTATATAGTATTTCTAAAACACTTCTATAAAATCTAACTGAAAACTTTCTTTGTCATCATCTAATGTTATTCCCCAATTATCGTATTTACCTTTCCATTCATCTTTACAAGAATCAATAAGAAAAATATCTGCATAAACATCATTGTTTTCAATACAAATATTACCTTGAATATAACCTATTATTTTTGAATTACCGAGTGGATTAGCAAATTGCACAATTGGTTTATTAACAAAGCTATCTAACGAATTTTTAACCATTGTTTCAGTTATAATAAGGTCATTTTCAGTTTTACCTATGTTCATTATTAACTGCTTTTTTAGTATCATTAATCCCATCTCCCTTCGCTCAAATTCTTCAATATACGCAAATTTCCTAATATAGTTTCTTCATCTGCGTCAGGAATAGGTAAATTACTAATTATTTCTTGTATTCGGTCATGTGTCCTATGGTCAATTAAATTTCCTTTTAGTTTATAAATAATCTTAATCAAGAATTTAACATCGTCTTGCGTATATGACAAAGTATCAACATTTTCTTCAATCTCATAAAGCCTGTTCCATTCATCCATGCTCAACATAAATAGTACCTACCTTTAAATAAAAATGTAATTTTATATTAATAATTTATAGTATTGTTTAAATTATTTTCATCCCATCCATACATTTTTAATCTTGGTTTACAAATATTATTTATATATTCTTCACTTATATCTATACCGATAAAATTTCTTTTATTTAACCAAGCCATTTTGCATGTTGTACCACTACCGCACATAGGATCAAAAACTATATCGCCTTCATTACTCCAAGTTGTAATTTGGTCTTCTGCTAACTTGTCAGGGAATAAAGCAGGATGGCTATATGCTATTTTGTCTTTTGTTGTAATTCCACCACCTATTGAATAGAAAAATACGTTTCCTACCTTCTTTGTCTTTGTCCTTTCTATTTTTGTATACTCAAGTACACCCTCTTTGCCTCGATTTTTCATGTTCGCTAGTCCAGCATATTTACACTCTTCCATTATTGGATTGAAGGTTTTAGGCTTGCCTTTACTAAATACAAACATATACTCAAAATGCTGATGATATCTGTTTCCTGCTGTTGGTATGGGGTTATTCTTATAATATATTTGAGTGTCATGCATATTAAATCCTATATTTTTTGCATATAACGCATGTTGAAAACTTGTGAGTGTTTCACTTCCTTTATCAGTCTTGTCTCCTACTACCCAAACTACCACTCCACCTTGTTTAGTTACTCTATATAGCTCTTTAAGCATGAGCTTATAGTCGAATACAAAACCATTATAATTTCTTAAATCATCATACGGTGGACTAGTTACAGTTAAATCTATAAAATTATCAGGTATGTTTTCTTTCATAAAATTTACTGCTTCACCTATGTAAAATTGGTTTAATTGTAACAAATTATCACCTCATATTATATTAATATTTTTAATAAAATTGTCACTTTATAAAAATTATTTTAAGAAATTATATCATCATCATAAGTTTCTCTTTTCCCAAATATCATAAACACTCCCCTGTTTCATTAAATCACACCTTCTAACTAAAGCAACTTACATCAAAATTATCCCAATCTTCAACCTTGTTAAGTATCTTTAGAATTTGTTCTCCTTTTTTAGTTAACCATGCACCATTTATACTTGTTCCATGTTCAATAACTTCTACTTCATCCAAATAATACAATACAAACTGGATTATTCCATCTTGATTGTTTGAAAAATAATTATTGTTTTCTTGTTTATTCTCAAATTCAAATACTTCCCTTAATTCTTTTTGATATAAATCATAATAATAATAATGTCTATCATAATAATCTTTATTATCACATCTTTTTGTTTTCTCATATATAATATTCAGTAAATTTTTTATAAACAATAAAGTGTTTTCAGGACATCCACAACCACAAAACTTTAATTCGTTAAAATAAAATTCAATAATATATTGCCTTCTTTTTGTGTTAATCCATTAATTAAATAATCCACTAATATATCATCCTTTCAATAAAATATCCATTTTATTTTAATATTTATAAAGTGTTTGATTAAAATGTATTTCTTCTAAATAATTTTTAATATATTCTTGTTTTTTTTCAATTGGTAATATACCTAATTGGTCATCAATCCAGTCCTGTGCTTCCATATGAAAATTTGCAAATTCACCAGATGCATACCTATTATAGAATAATTCTTGCCCTGGCAATGGCATTTGTTCTACAAAGTTTAAAATTTCATCTTCATATTCGTACCATGTACCGATCAAATTATCCTTGCCTTTAATTGTCTTTAGTTTCCACCAATTAGAATTAGTTAATTTATAGCAGTCGTCACAAAGATGAATTCTAGTAGAAAAATTATCGAATTGACTTCCCCATCCTAAAGCTGGAATATTTATCTTATGTACTATTGTTTCTTTAAGACAGTTAAAACATGTATTTTCAGGATTTTGAATAGCTTTATTTTTATTCACAATTCGTCAACCTCACTTCCTATTATTATATTACTATTATATTTATATTTTGTCAATAGTGTTACAAAAATTTTATATTAATATTTTTTAAATTTTTTATATTCTTTTTTCTTTTTTATTATTTTTTAATGTATTTTCCCATTTTTCTATTGGTTCAAAGTAATAATGTCCTCCTGCGTCATATCGTTCAAGAGTAAGTGACCAAACCCAAGAGTTTTCTAAAACACGAATTATATCTTCGTTTCCACTCCAACCTCCAGTATGGTATTCCCATACCTTTTTTATTTCTCCACGCACTTCAACTTCTGTAGACCCACAACAATCAGGGTAATAATTTTCTTTAAGTGCTGAATAAAATGCTTTTATAGCTTTGCGTATATCATTACCATTTAATATCTGTTCTAATTTTTCAAGAGACTCTTGTGTTGGATACCCATATTCATCCCATTCAATTATAGATTCATCATCGCAATCAGATTCCTCTTGTTTTTCTTGCGTAGGATATAAACCGTACTCTTTGCGTTTTTCATATGGAAGTATTCCTTGTTTATAATCAATCCAGTCTTGTGCTTTCATATAAATATCTACGAAAGCACCACTAGCAAATCTGTTCCAGAATAACTCTTGTCCTGCTAATGGCATTTGATTTACAAAATTCAAAATTTCATCTTCATATTCATAATGTTCACCTTCTAAATCAGTTTTACCTTTGATTACATTCAGTTTCCACCAATCGGGATTAGTTACTGAATAACAATTATCACACAGTTGAATTCTAGTAGAAAAATTGTTGAATTGACTTCCCCATCCTAAAGTAGGGATGTTTATCTTATGTACTATTGTTTCTTTAAGACAATTAAAACACACATTTTCAGGATTTTGTATTGCTTGATTTGGATTCATAATTAACAACCTCACTTTACTTACATATTTATATTAATATTATATTAATAATTTGTCAAGTGGTTACACAAAAATTAATCAAAATCTTCTATGTCTTCTACTTCTGCTGTTCTAAATGCTTCTTGTACACAATCATAGCAATATTTTTCTTCGCCAAAATCATAATAATCATCGCCTTCACGTATTTCTTCGTTGTATATATTGCAATAATAAACTACAGGTGGGTCTGGTGCATTTGGGCAACGTGGATGGCATGGAGTATGTAGACATTCTAAACACATATAATCACCTTCTTAATTTATATTAATAACAAAATTATATTAATAATAAGATGCAAAATTTGGTCAATATATAGATATGTAGTTAATGCTTTATCTTTATTCTTAGCTGTTGCTTTTTTATAATCTATTATCATATGACTTCCTATTAATACTATTGCTTTCCATATAGCGAACACACCTATTAATTTGTAACATAATGCAATAGTTAAGCCATATATAATAGAATGTGCTAGCAAGCTATACCAATACTTACCTTTTGTTTGTGCTAGAAAATCACATTGTAATGGATAATCTGCTATGTAGTGTGCTAATAATACCCATAATATATTGGTCATATTTAACCTCCGATTTGAATAAAGTCAAACTTTTATTTTAATATTTTATATCAATCTCTTATATATTATAAAAGCCTGTTTTTAAATTGTTGACAACATCAATATCTTCACTGATTAGAAATTTTCTTTAATAGTGTGTTCATGTTCACATATAGGACATTCATTAAATTCTCCTAAATGTTCAATACAATAAATGGCTTCACATGAATCACAAGTAGAATAATTTTCTGTTAGTTCACCACATATTTCACAAACTTGCATATATTACACCTCCTATCTTATAATAATTATATGTCTTATTTTTATAATAATCAATATATGTTTTTGTTTTTATATTTATAACCATATATGTATTTTTTATCGCCTTGCATATAAGACTTTTCTATCCATGTATCACCCCTGCGTTTTACCTCAATTCCCTGTGTTTCTCCTATATAAATCCAATTATCAGCTTTATATAAAGCTCCTGTTCGTGGAGGTTCTACAAAAGTAACTAAGCCTAATAATTCTTGATTATACTTTTCTTTGTAAATATCATAGACTTGTTGTCTTGCTAATTTTAAAACTTGTGTTCCTAAATTTTTTTCTGTATGTACTATTCTAAAAACATTATTATTTAAAAACAATTTTGCATTTTCACTTGGTTTTTGCTTTTCATCTAAATTAAAAAATTCATTAAACTTTTTATAATTCAAAGGTGGAGAAGCAAAGCCTATAATACCAATTGGTTTTCCATAAGAGTATATTAAAAAATTTATTTGTCTACCTACTATTCCCTTGCTTTCAGGATAATGTTCTATAAACCATTTAACAAACAATTTATGGCTTTTAGGAACTTGTTTTAAATATAGTTTTTTATTTGCTATACTATTATCATAAAAATCTTCTTCCTTAACATTTGGATCGTATATCATTCCACTATGACCTTGCCGACCAGTTTTTCTTTTATCTAAACACTCTTTACATATGTATTTACCAAATGTACTATACAATTTGGCTTCTCCATCTGAAACACCACATTTGTAACATACAATCAAATTATCTACCTCGCTTTTATATTTATATTTTGTGCAAAATAAAATGACACTTTTATTTTAATATTTTGTATCAACTCATATTTTTTACAATACTTTCTACTCTCATTTTACCTACATCACAATATGGTTCGGTTTCTGTATTCATTAATTCAATATCTATGTATTTAAGGTTATATCCTTCATCTCTGTTTAATTCTTCTACTGCTACTGCATGAGTACAACTTCCAGCAGTAATATCAATTGTTGTACCATCTTTAGGCGTAACAAGTTTTATCAGCCATTTGATGAGTTCTTTTGGTTTAAGTGTAACATGAGGGTTACGTTCTCCATTAGGTAGTAATCTTTCTTTAGGGGAAACTTTAGGACAATATTTTATTATTGGAAACATTCTACTACCGCCACCAGTTTCTTGAACAAACCAATCCTTTTCTGGCTGAGAAGGTATATTATCTATAAATCCTTTATTACTTCTTTTGTAACTCATATGTCTTGTATTTGTTTTTATACCAGTTTGTTCATCAAGAATATCTTTTGTGTATTCATCAAATATTACATTAGGAGGAAATCTGCCTAATTCAGAAGAACTAACTCTTTCCCCTTTATAGCCACCTTCGTATATATTTTCTGCTGTCTTTGAAGTTGACCAAGTACCTTTTCCGCCTAATCGTGGGTCGTCTACTTCTGGATTTATCGGCACTCTACAAGCATCAATATTCATAGCGCCGCAATTCCATTTTTCAATATTCTCTATATATGTACCTTCTAACGGTTTTTGAAATATGGTTATAGGTTCATGGGCTGGTTTAAGTCCTGCGGTTTTCCATCCATCCCACAGTTTTGCTTGTTCTGTAGCAGGAGTAGTATTATAATATTCTCCACCAAATTTACCACCGCTATTGTTTATTGCATCGCTTTTGTATCCACCCTTATGTATGCCACTTTTTCCTGCAACGCCTAATATCTGTCTTTCAACTCCCGCTTTTTTATCAAATAACTTCCCTATATCTTGACACTTTGGAAATCCGTTTAAGTAAATCCAATCTATTTCTTCTACAATTTGAAATCCTACATCTTCAAAAGCACATTTCATTCTGTGGTTCGTCTTAGGATGCCCAAATATACAAACATATCCACCTGGCTTCATTATTCTATATAACTCAATTGCTCTTTCATAACACCAATCGTAAAAAATCAATTTATCTTCATTAGTATTTAGATAAAATGCAGGTCTCTTTTTACCTGAATATCCAGTACCTTCAAATGTACCATGCTTACCTTTTCCTGTGTTCCAGTGCTTTGCCGAATCCCAATTCTTTCCCATAAATTCAATAGCATAAGGAAAATCAGATATACAAGTATCTATACTATTTTCTTCAATGGTTTTCATTACTTCGAGATTATCTCCATGAATTATTTTACCATTGGCTGATTCATAAATTACCTTCAATTTATCTATCCCCCAATATTATATTATTATTTATTTATAAATTGTTTATAATCTGTTGTAATCCATTGAATAATTTTGTTATATCGTTCTTGTGTAAAATTAGGATTATTTATATTATAAAATTCATCTAATGTATGTGTACTTTTTAAACTATTACATATATAACAGCTAGGAACACAATTATTCAAATAATTACTACCTTGATTGTCAACGTGTTCCTTATGTAAGTCTATATTAATAATTTTCCCTTTACGTTTAATTAAGTGTTTTTCTTGCGGTAAACCACAATATGCACATGAATTATTAAAATATTTTTTGCAAGCAAGCCATTCTTCTTCACTTATTTCATGATTTTTAAGTCTCCTTCTTTTATTATATTTTTTGAATTTATTTTGGTTTTTCAAATAATATTGTTCATAATAACCCTTGTGTCTGCGTTTTTTAGTCCAATCTCTAAGGTCTTGTTTTCTTTTGGGTTTAGCATTTACTTTTCTTAAATATTGCTTTCTTCTTTCAGGATTTTTCTTGGTAACTTCAAAAGACCTTTTTATTAAACATTTTTTACATTCAGACGTATATCCTAGTTCTGGTTTATTTTTATTTCTCATATAAAAATATTCTGTTGTTTCAGGAAACCATTTGCCACATTTAGTACATTGTTTTTCTTTTATCCCTTCATCATTTATTCGTGTATTAGCTTTCAATATATTATCACCTCAAAGTTTTAACGAATTCGCAGTTTTATTTAAATATTATGTAATCAAACTATATCTATTCTGCAAATTATTATCTAAAATATGTTTATTTATCCTATTTTTCGCAATTTCATAATATTCTTTATTCAATTCAAATCCTATATAATTACGATTGGTATTTATACAAGCTATAGCAGTTGTACCTGAGCCTATACAATTATCTAAAACTATGTTATTTTCATTAGTATAAGTTTTAATTAAATATTCACATAATGCTACAGGTTTTTGGGTTTCATGAACTCGTTCTTTGTTTGTTACACTTGGAAATTCCAATATAGTAGTAGGATAATTACCTATTTTAGATATTCCAAACTCTTTTTCTTTACCATAAATATCATTATTTTTATTTAATTTAGCTTTTCTGAAATTATTAAAATTCCCAACAACAATACCTTGTGGATTGTAAATAGGTAATTTTTTATAAAAAACCATTATATTTTCATGCTCTTTCAATGGAATTTTTTTAGCATTTAAAAATCCTGTTGGTCTACTTTTTTTCCATATCCAATCATATCTATAAAATTTAATATTACTTATTCGCAAATAACTACTAAAAGGTTCATTACCGAACAAAACTATGACACCATTGTTTTTAATAATTCTACTATATTGCTCCCATAATGGGTTTAGAGGAATAGTTTTATCCCAATTACATTTGCTAACTCCATATGGTAAATCACATAGAATCATATCTATGCTTTTATCATCTATGTATTTCATTCCTTCAATACAATCCATATTATATATTTTGTTTATTTCAAGCAATTGATGCTAGCACCACCTTAATTTTATATTATTATTTTTCCATTAACAACATTGCAACTTAAATATAAATCATTATCATTTAACTCTTCTTCAATATACTTATTATAGTTTTCTTCAGACCTAAAAATTGTATATGATTTAATTTTAGGAGAAATAGTTATATAAATTTCATTTTTGTTTCTATAATCTAAAATAGGCTCTGATTTAAGTTGTATAGACAAAAATAATATTATATATTTAGCATCTTGTAGTTTAGAACGTTCTTTTACTTCTACTTTTTGAATATCTTCAATAAATAATTTTTCGCAATTTTTAGTTATGTGTGAATTGATAGTTAAATTTATTTTTTCATTTATATTCATAAATACGCCTCCTAAATAATTTTAGGTAATATTCCTTTGATCCTATAGCAAAATCACAATTAGAATCTATACAAGCATAATTACCTGTTCTTTCATGTAAATAACACTTTTTACCACATATAGGACACTTTAAATTTTTTGGAGGTTTAAGCATAAAATTAATTCTATTTCTTATCATATTTCAATTACCTCACAATGTTCTTTTAAAACCCACCCATAATTATATCCATTCATTAAGTATCTATCTTCTTTATTCAATCTTACAACATATTTACCTTTACCACTCTTTCTACTTTCAGATTGAACTATAAATTCTTTACCTATACAGTCTTTATACCATTCATATCCATCGCTTTTTATAATTTTAATTTTCATAATTCACCACCAAACTTTTATATTAATATTTTTGATAAAATTCCTATTTGCTACAAATCTGTTTATCATATTCATCTTTAAACCATTCTCTAAATTCTTTATCTGACTTGTTTGACATATATGCTTTTGATATAGCTGAAAAAGTAAAATTACGATATTTTAAAAGCTCTTCTGTTCTGATTTCTAACAATTTCTTGTAAATTTGAATATCATCATCCATAAATGCTGTTCTCCTTTTATTTTATTTCACTAAAACATTCCCCTCAAAGCACGTCTTGCATTTTTTGCAATATCTTCTAATTCGTCAATATGATATTGCACAAGCGGCAATAAGGTTTCTATTTTGTTTTCTGCTTCATCAATACAGTCTCTCAGAATATTATACTCATTGTTAGTTATGCGGTTTTCTCTATGTAATTCATCAATCAATGTTCTTGCTCCTTCAAAATTCACTTATCCATTCCTCCTTTTATGAAGTGCCAAGTTCTTTTTCTGTTTCTCTAATTTTTATATAGTTATCGCAACATAGTATTATCTCGTTAGCCCATTGTTTTATTAATTTAGCATACTGCTCATCAAATAACTTATATTCTGCATATCTGGTTATTGCTTCACTCAAATCTTTAATTCTTCGTTGTTGCACATACCAATAAGGAGATGCCCCTACTGGTGGTTTTTCGTAATCCATAATATACCTCCTTTATATTTTTAACTTGCTGCCCAATTTCTAATTATTGTAATTTTCCCATTCTTAATTATTAAAGCATTGTTATTTAATATCCAACTTCCTGTAAATGGTTCACGATTTTCTAATATTTCTCCATCTATTTCTTTTCTAATAATTGCATTAGCAATAGAATTAATTGCTCTCATGTTAATATTCGGTTTCTGTATTACTATATCTCTTGTTAAATGTCCATATAATTTTAAATAACCAATTTCTTTTAAATCTATTTCTTTATTCAAAATCTTTAATATTACGTTTCTTTTGGTTTTTGGAAATGAAAATCTATAACTTTTCATCTTTTATTTCTCCTTTGAATAAAATGAATCTTTTATTCACTTTCTGGAATTATATTTTGTTTGTTTTCCAGCCATTCCCTAATCATTTTTTCATTCCAACCTTCTATTTCTTTAAGTGATTTAATCTGTGTTTCTAAATCTTCGCATATTTTACGATACTTTTTCTTTAACTTGTCTTCATTAAAATTTTTAGAATGTATAGGTCGATATATGCTTATAGATTGATAAGTACCATGATCAACGTACCATATAAAATTCATATTGTTTATATCAGTATCCAAACTATTACTTTTAATAATTTCAAAATTATATTTATCATTTATGTAAGATGGAATTTTGCCTATATAATAGTCTACATCAATATAATATACAGGAGTAAATATTTTATCATCTGACAATTCATATTCTTCAAGTTCGTTTAAATCTGGCTCATCACAAACTTTCATATATGATTCTGCCTTGTTTTTATCCAAAAACGCTCTTATAATATGATAATCAGAATAACTTCCAGCAGTTACTAAATATACACTTTTACTCATTGTTTTATTCCACCTTCTTTTGATCAAATTTAGTTTTTATCTAATAATTCTTTAATTTTATCTGGGAAAAGTAAAGTTGCATGAAATACCTCTATACCAAGTATTTGATTATTTTCATTAACATCATATAATATAGGATATTTACCTTTTGTATCTGAAACTTTTACTTTTTGTATAGGTACTAAATATATATATCCCATATCGGTCTTTTCATCATATGTAATTTCTACTTCGTATTTGATTCTTTTCATATAATCACCTTTTATATTAATATTATTTGCTCAATATAAACTTCTCACAATCATAATATATGTTAGGCATTTTTTCTTTTATATTCTTAATTTCATGTCCTCTTATCACACATACAACTTTAATTTTATTATTGCTTGCAACGTAAACTTGATAATATTTACACTTTGCAGAACATTTCGCCATATGTATCATCCTTTCTAGGAAGGGAAGGCAAAAAGCCTATCCCTTATGAATTAGTAGAACCTATGCCGCCGACTCTTTCATCTTTTACAGGTTTATCATTATCTGCTTTTAGGTATTTCTCAAAAATTCCCTGAGCGATGGCTTCGCCCTTGTTGATTGACAAAGTTTTATCTCCATGATTGATTAATTTTATCCATATATGTCCTTCATTATTAGGATTATTAAAATAGTCGGCATCTATAATCCCTGTAGAGTTGCTTAATACAACGTCATATTTAAACCCTAATGAACTTCTTATGTATATCTTTAATACTTCATCGTCTTGCATATAAGCCTTAATTCCTGTAGGAATTTTTATTGTTTCGCCTGGATTTAATTCAAAGCTGAATGGGCTATAGAAGTCATATCCTCCTGATTTAGCTGTTGCCCTTTGAGGAAGTTTAATATCAAGATATTCTTCCGCAACTTCACTTCTTATTGATGTTCTTGGATGGTCTTTAAAATATTGTTCAAAAGATATTTTTTCAAAACCTCTTTTTTTAGAAAATAAAAATTGAACATCATCACCAGTTAATGTAATATTGAAATCTTTTACTAAATAATTCATACAAATTCCTCCTATTTTATATTAATATTTTAATCACTACATTTTGAATATCCACAATCTGGACATATTACACATCCTTCGGTCATTCTCATATTTTTATGTTGACATTCATCTATTTTTAATTCCTGAACTTTTGCACTTTCTGCTTTTACTTTTATGACTTCTTCTTTTGAAATAATATTATAAGGTATATCTTCATATTCTTCTTCTTTAAATTCTTTCAATATATTCTTTAACACAATTGCTATTGACGATGGACAAGATTTACCTTCACTTACTGGAACACCTATTATATCATCAATTTTATCAATAGTTTCTTTAGGAACTTCATTTAATATCATGTTTCTAACCTTTGTCATTCCTGTTTGTATTCCTCGTAGCTTTTGATAACTTGCACAACTACCTGACTTTTCTAGTTGTTCAATTAAATATTCAATAGGTATTCCACCACGTATAGCAGCAGACAAAAGCCTACTATTTGCTTGTGTATTTATGGTACACCCACCTGCAGCATTAGTATTTGTGAATACATCATATATTTTTTTATCAACTTCATCTACACCAACAAAGAAATAAAGATTACCACAACCATTACGTAATTTATATTTTCTATATACTAATCCTTCAGGAACATCTTCAATGAATCCTCTAGGTAATTCCATACTTTCTGAATTGTCTGATGTTTTAATATCATTAGTTAGTATTCCAACTCTTGCACAATTGTCTCTAAAAATAGTAACTCCTTTTAATCCTTTCTCCCATGCCAACATATACAAATCTTCAACTTCTTGTACTGTAAAATCATTCGGAACATTAATTGTAGAACTAATTGAAGCATCTATATGTTTTTGCCATACCGATTGCATTTCTATTCTTTCTTTATAATTTAATGTCATAGCAGTATTAATAAATGATGGTAAATCTTCTTCTTCGGTGATATTATTTATTGACATATACTGTTCAACAATATGAGTATACACTTTATAATATTTGTCTTTACCAAATAATGATTCGGTTTTTCTTGTATATGATATATTATAAATTGGTTCAATTCCTGTGCTAACACCTAACATAGTACCTAAAGAGCCTGTTGGAGCTATAGTTAATAATTGACTATTAGCAAGCCCTTTTTCTTCAACTATTTTCTTGGTATCTTCGTTTGTATTAGCAATAAAATATGGACTATTTAATACTGCTTTTGCATTATACATTGGATATATACCATATTTATCAGTTAAAATAGCAGAAGTATAAATTGCTGTATTGGCAATTTCAAACCCAATTTTATCTGCCAATTCAAGTGATTCTTCACTTCCATATCTAATACCTAATTTTATTAAAGCATCATGCCAGCCAAAAATTCCAAGCCCTATTTGTCTCCAATTATTTACACTATCTCTTTGTTCTTGTAGGGGATGAAGTGGCAAACCTTCATGTAAAACTTCATTTAAACCTATAACTGCTTGTGTTACTACTTCTCTTAATGTAATATAATCAAATGAACTATTACTAGCAAAAGGATTATTAATTAATTCTGAAAGATTAATACTGCCTAGTAGACAACTACCACCTGCCGGGAGAGGCTCTTCGGCACATGGATTAACACCTGCATATGCAAAATTTTCATCTTCGCTTAATAGATTCCATTTAGTTATTCTATCCCAATTTAATATCCCAGGTTCAGCATAATCCCAATTCATTTTACACATAAGATGAAATAATTCTCTTGCCTTAACTGTTTTTCTTATTACTTGTCCCGTTTCTTTTCTTGTATATGTAAGTTCCCAATCTTTATTTTCTTTTACTGCTTTCATAAAATCGTTATTAATGCGAATAGAAATATTAGCTTTAGTTATTTTATTTAAGTCTGATTTAATTTTAATGAATTCTTCTAAATCAGGATGAGTACAATCTATTGAAATCATTAATGCTCCTCTACGTCCTTGCTGTCCGATTAATTCAGTTACTAAACTATATAAATCCATGAATGAAACAGCACCAGTAGTTTCTCTAGCTGCATTATTTATTTTAGCACCTCTGGGGGCAAGTTTTGATATATCTACGCCACAACCTCCCCCATATGAATAAGTTCTTGCTAATTTTTTTGCACAATCAAAAATACTTTCAATATTATCTTCGGGAGGGGTTATTACATAACAATTATGAACAACTAAACCATTTACATTATAACTATTATCTATTTCTACAGATAAATTATAAACTTTCCCGCTATAATATTCTTTTTTAACAGATTTAATCTGTGTATAATAATCACCATTTATTGTTTTAATTGCTATGCTATTATTAACATTATACTTTTGTTGTAATCTATTATCTTTATAATATTTGTTAAGATTGTCTTTTAAGTTTTGCGATACTAATCTACTCCATGATATTAAATAACCTTTATATTTTTTGTAAGATTGTGTTACTTCTTTTATATTACAAGGGAAACCACAAACAAAACTCAATTCAGCAATTTGTTGTGCTAATTGCAGATTTTTACTTAATAGTTTTATGTAACCATCTTTTGTAAATGTACCGTCACTATCAATTAATCCTAGTAATAAACTCTTACTTAAATCGGATTTAGTAAAAAATATATCAGGTATGCGTTTATCATTTACATTACGTCCAAAAATTTTCAACAAAGCATTAGCTAATATAACATTTTCTTTTCTTAATATAATAGTATTTTGTTTTTTATTTTCATAAATATGAAATTCTAAACCAAAATGTTCAAACAGTATGTCTTTACATTTTATTACTTCAGACATTTCATTTTTAGAAAAAGTAATTTGAATAATACTTAATTTTTGATTCTTTTTTGATGATATACAACCATCTCCAAGCCAACGCCCTATAACATATGAAAGATTTTTATCAATAGTAATATATCTTTTTACTTTTTCTGATGTGATTTTTATTTTAGCATTATTACCACATTTATAAATTCCTGTTGTTGAAATAGTATCTTTGTCATATTCTACATTAAAATCATAAGATATGCTTGCTAAATCAAATACTTTTTTATCAACTGTACAATCCGATGGATTAATAATCTTAATTAAATCATATCTCAATCCATTCCTTACAGCATGATTATCAGACTTCACTCTTAAATCTTCTGCTCTAACCCAACCTCTATTAGTAAGAAATTCATGATTGGGTGTACATTTTACAGTTCCAGTTCCATATCTGGGAGTAATAATATAAATTTCGCCTTGATAATCACGTTGTAGTACAGCATTAACTGTTTGATATTTGTTTGTATGAGTTAAAACTTTATCTCCAACACATATGTCTTGAATATTTTTATATCCTTTATCTGTCAATACTTTTTGATTTGGTAAAAAACAATTACTTAAAGTAATCTTTCTTCCATATTTTTGCAATCCTCTATTGGCAAGTATTCTACCACCAAATAAAAACTTTTTTTCTTTTATAAGTCTTTTTATTTCTTTATTACCACCTGACACCCTATCTAACCATGTTTCAAAATCTTCATCATTATAACGATATTTACGATTCCATATATCAATTCCTAATTTATTATTTTCTCCAAGCCATTCTGATACGTGCATATAAATATATTCCTCCTATTATTTTTGCAATATTAATAGAATGTGACTTTTATAATAACCACTCCTTTACACGTTTTGTTATGGATTTTTAATTTTCTCCATCTATATCTTCCTTTCTTGTGGGTTTAGCATCAATTAGATAGAACCATTGATATGTAGGACTTTTACAGATATTTTGAAATTCCATATAGCATTGATATTGACTTGGTGTTGCCATATACCTCCAGCACTCCTTTTTCTTTTCACATGTGGGATTACGGCACATAGCTATATCTGGCATATAACCATCTCCTTTTATTTTATATTATTATTCTATAATATATATTATCATTTCTTTTTTACCCCATTCAATTGCTTCTTCATAAGTATCCATATATACATCTATTCTTATATTGTCTTTGTCTTTTCTTAAAGCACTACCAGTATCTTCTACTATTCCATACCCATATTCAGGTATATATAGTTTTGTTCCATATGATATTCTTTTTGGGTCAGCAGCTATAGTTCCACGTTTTGGTTTTGTGTTTGTTGCTGTAGTGTCTGGTGTCCCATCATTGCACATTCCGCTTTTATTGTCGTATGGGGCATAAGCAGTAACAATTGCCCGAATAGGAATATACTTTTCTCCACCTCTTGATACTTCAGTTGTTTTATCTTCTTCATCGTTTTCTTTAGTGATTTCTTTAGTCTTTTGTTCAATTTCTTCTTCAGTTTTTCCCTTTATTTTTTCTTCAATTTCTTCTATCAATTTTGTTTCTGGAATTGTGGATTCTATAAGCAAAGTTTCTTCCTTTGACGTATTTACGATATCATATTCATTTTCTTGTGTCAATATTATATTATGATTATGTAAATTGTTATTTACTATATAAACTCCTGTAACTGTGAATATTATAAAAACTATTAATCCAAAAATTATGCGTCTCAATGATATCTACCTTTCTCTTTTGTTTTAGTATAATTTTATTGTAATATTATATTTATATTTTGTCAAGTAAACATTTAAATCAAATTCCAAATTGATTATATATAAATATCAATAGTTTGATTTATGTAACTTATATTCCAGTCTTTAACTTTGAATTGCTTTCCATAAAATTCTATGATACTTGTATTATCAAGATAAGACAAATAAATTAATGTTAATGCATCGTTTTTATTACGTATATCTAATTTATGTTTGCCAATTATATGACTTTTTTCATAATCTATAAGTGTAATTTCATAGTAATAAGATAAATCTTCGGGTGGCATAATTTTAAAATATCTCATAACATAAACTCCCGTTTTATTTAATAAACTTATCTTCATAGGTGTATAAAAATTCTTTCAAGTCAGTTATATAACCAATGTTTTCGGTTTGATAATTATTTACTTTTTTACAGAATATTAATTCTTTATCACGTTGCTTTATAAAATATTCACCAATAGCCAAATTATCCCAATCACTTCTGTATTTATAATTATCAGTTGTTCTATCTAACAATATTTTTATCATGATAATACTCCTTTTAAATCAAATCTGAGTTTTATTTAAACTTACATTCATACATTGTATATAATATTAATCGTTTGATTGCAGTATCAATTTGTATATTTACGTCACTTAATAACTGATCTAAACTATAATCTGTACTTCTAACATAATCTACAATTTGCTTTTCGGTAAAGCCTAAATTTATAAGATATGCAAACATAATATTATCTCCTTTCGATAAAAACACATTTTCATTCAAACTAATGATAATAAACGTGTAACATCTTCTGGTTTATGTCCATCCCATTTAGGTG